CCTCTCGGGATGATAGGGCGACCGGCTCGCCTTCGGGCTATTAGAGGGGACATTTCTTGTCATCTGAAACCGACTCCAACCCACGCCTTGCTGCGGCGCTGGCTTATGCTGCGCGGGGCTGGCCGGTGTTCCCCTGCCTGCCGCGGCTCAAGGTTCCGGCAACGCAAAACGGCTGGATCGACGCCAGCACGGATCCCGACAAACTGCGCGCCTGGTGGCGGGTAAACCCCAACTATAACGTGGCAATCGCCACTGGCCCGGCTAACCTGTTCGTCGTTGACGTTGACCCCAAGGGCCGGGACGCATGGGTGGAGATGCTGGAGAGCGACCCCGACTTGCGCGCTCTTGTCGGGCAATCCGCGACGGTCGAGACACCCCGCGGTGGCGTCCACGTCTATATGGAAGGTCCAGGCCCTACCAGCGCGTCCAAATTGGCGCCGGGGATAGACACCCGCGGCGAACGTGGATACGTGCTGGCCACGCCTTCCTATGTCGATGACGGCAAATCCAAGGGCCACTATAGCGGGACGCCGCACACTGGCACGCTGCTGCATGCCTATCGACCGTTTCTCGACAAACTAGCAAAGCCCATAGTGGAGCGTGTCGCGCCGGTCATCCCCGATGCCGAAAAGGTTTGGGACGCACCAGAGACAATCACGCGGGCAACCGCCTGGCTGGAAGGGCTCGCGCGTAACGGCGACGTGGCGGTTGAAGGCGCCGGCGGGGACCAGCGCACTTATGAAGTGTGCTGTAAGCTGCTGGAGATGGCCATTACGCCAGAGAAGGCGCACAGCCTGCTGGTCGAACTGTGGAACCCCCATTGCGCGCCGCCTTGGGATAGCGCCGAACTGCTCGACAAGATCCGCAACGCCTGGAAGTATGGCCAAGAGACGAAGGGCGGCAAGGCCGAGCGACCGCTTGAGTCGGAGTTCGCGCACCTGCTGACCGACGACGCGCCCGAGATCACGCCAGAGATGGCAGAGGTTCACGAGGCGCAGAAAGCCCGCTACAAGGTCAAAACCTATGGCGAGGCGATGACCAACAGGAAGCCGCTGGAATGGATCATCCCCGACTTTCTGCCGCGCAAGGGCATTGGGATCCTGTTTGGTCAGCCTGAAACGCTCAAGACGTTTCTGCTCCTCGACCTGGCCTTGTCGATTGCCACCGGCTACGGGCCGAATTGGTGGGAAGGCGAACGTGAGCCGCAGCAGGTTCTGTTCCTCGCAGGCGAATCGCCCGACGCGCTCTTGACCAAGCGCGTGCCGGCGTGGCTGGCCATGCACCTGAGCCCCCATCTCTACCCCCTCGTGCGCGACAACCTGCTTGTGGTCGAGGGCGTGCCGCCACTCGAAATGTTCGACCACTACACCGGCATCTTGGGCGAGATTCGCGGCCGGGGCTTCAAGCCCGTTCTGGCCGTGGTCGATACCTTGACTCGTGCAATGGCCGGCAAGGACGAGAACAGCGCCAAGGACGCGACCTGGACGACGATGAAGCTGGAATGGCTGTCGCGGGAACTGAACGCCTTTGTCATCGCTATCCACCACAGCGGCAAGGACGTGACTCGTGGCGCGCGTGGTTCGAGCGTGTGGCTTGGCAACACGGATTTCATGCTGGAGGCCGAGCGGCCGAGCCCGTCTCAACTCTCGATCCTCGTCCACCTGAGGAAGCTGAAAGAGGGCGGCAAGACCGATCTGCCGTTGAAGTTCGACGGGGCCATTCATGGCGAGGCGCCGGCATTGACGCGGGATTGGGATTTCGCGCCGGTTACGGAACTGCCCGCCAGTGTCAAGCACGACACGGAGGAGTGGATCCAGCCCGAAGCCTTGGCCGAAATACTGGCGAAGGGGCCGTTGACGACTGAACATTTAAGGGATAGCCTCGCAATTCGATTCGGCGTCGAGAAGCGAATCATCGGCAAGAAGCTGCATGATGTGAAGCGCGGCCGATACAAAGCCTGGGTGCCGGAAGGCGACATCTGGCGCATACCCGCCACGCATCCGGCTGCGATTAAAGAGGAGGAGTTTTGATGCAGTGGCGAGTTTGCCCCGGTTTTCCGAGTTACGCGGTATCTTCCACCGGACGGATAATTCGAGTTCTACCCGCACGTAACCGGGCTGCTTGGCAGGAAGTGCAACCGGCCAGTGACCCGGATGGATACTCGCGCGTCTGGCTCTGCCGCGACGGCGGTGTCTTTGCTCGGCGTGTGCAGCGGCTAGTGTGCGAGGCTTTTCACGGCCCGCCGCCTTCTCGGTTCCACGAGGCCGCGCATAACGATGGCACCCGGTCTAACAACGCGGCGGAAAATCTACGGTGGGCTACTCCCTCTGAAAACCAAAGGGATCGTGTTCGGCACGGCACCGGCACCGCAGGAGAAAGCAACCCCCGCGCCAAACTCACAGAAGATGATGTCCGGATTATCCGACTTGCCCGTGACAGCGGGCACAGCATAGCGCGCGACTATGGGGTGACGCCGGGTTTGATTAGCCAGATTCGCCGCCGGAAAATCTGGCGTGACGTAGCATGATCGTCGATTTTACGGGACGGGATTACTTGCTCTCCTTTCCCCGCGACAGCGCGGAGATGGACGCGCAGGAAGCGATGGTCGAGCGCGGCATGGATTTCAGCCGGCCGGACAGCACGCCGCATACCGCGGTATTCTACAGTTCCGACCCGTGGCCGGTGGCCGACCTGATCGCGCACGCTACGCCAAGGGCCAAAGCTGCCCTGCAACCCATCTCCGACCGCATCACGCTGTCACAGGCGCCCGATAGTGGCCGGCACTTCAAGATGCCAATGGACCGGGAACTGTGGGGCTTCCAGAAGGCCAGCCTCGATTACGTCTTGCATCGCAATCAGGGGCTCATTGCCGACGCCCCAGGATTGGGCAAGACGCCGATGGCAATCGTCTATGCCAACGAGATTGCGGCAAAGCGGGTGCTGGTCATCTGCCCGGCTGCGATCCGGCGCCAGTGGATGACGAAGATCAAGGAATGGTCAACGATGCAATGGCCGTTCCTGATTTACCCGGTGTTCAACTCGAAGAACGGCATCCACCCCCACGCGGAGTGGACGGTGATGTCCTTTGCGCTGGCCCGCAATCCGGCGCTGGTGGCGGCAATCGGCCAGACGCGCTATGACCTTGTTATCATTGATGAATCGCACGTGCTAAAAGACCCTGAAGCCAGCCAGACGAAAGCCATCTACGGCCAGGCTGACGGGCTCTACCACTGGAAGCGCGGGCAGGAGCCGCTGCCGAGCATCGCCAGTCGTTGCGCGCATATCCTGTGCCTCTCGGGGACACCAATAGTCAATCGCCCGCTGGAGGCTTACACGACCTCGCGCGCCTTGTGCTGGGATGCTATCGACTATTTGAGCCTCGACCGTTTCCGGCAGCGTTACAATCCACAGAAAACCCTCATGCTGGGCGGCGGTAAGCGGGCGCTGGACGAAAAGGTCGGCCGGGTTCGGGATCTTGGCAACCGGATGAGGGGGATGTTCATGGCCCGCCATGCCAAGCGGGACGTGATGACCCAGCTAAAAACCCCGCGCTATGAAGTGGTGCAGATGGAGGAGACGGGCGAAGTCAAGGCGGCTTTGCGGTCGGAGAGCCTGTTGGGCCTCGACCTCGATGTGCTCCAGACGACGAACGATTACGACATTCTCGGACATATTGCGCAGGTTCGCAGGGAGATGGGGATTGCGCTGGCGCCGCAGGGTGCCGATTATGCCGCGATGCTTCTGGACGGCGGCGAGGAAAAGATCGTGCTGTTCGGCTGGCACATCGAGGTTCTGGACATTCTGCAAGCCAAATTGCAGAAGTATGGCGTGCTGCGGATCGACGGCTCGACAAGCGCCAACCGCCGGCAGCATTATGTCGATACCTTTCAGAAAGACCCGACGATGCGCGTGATGCTCGGGAACATTCAGAGCATGGGGACGGGGGTGGACGGGTTGCAGCACGTCGCCACCCATGTAGTGCTGGTTGAACCTAGCTGGACCCCCGGAGAGAACCAGCAAGCGGTGGATCGCCTCGACCGCGGCGGACAGACCGGCCACGTCCATGCTGACTTCCTCGTCGCGCCAGGCTCGATCAGTGAGAAGATTCTCGTGGCCGCGCTGGAGAAGGCCAATACAATCCACAAAGTTCTGGGGTGACGTATGTTTGTGAAGGTTGATATTGGGGAAGCAAAACGAGTTTTTGAATACGATCCCGAAACGGGCGTTTTTACTCGGAAGGTGAAAACCTGCAACCGGGTGAAAATTGGCGACGTGGCGGGAACCATTTGCCCGGTTTACGGTTACCGCGTTTTATATGTTGGGGGCCAGCGTATACGTGCTTCACGGCTCGCTTGGGCTTTTATGACCGGCGAGTTTCCCGCGGTGTTCATCGACCACATAAACCGGAACCCCGCTGATGATCGTTGGGCCAATCTCCGATTAGCCGACAGGTCACAAAACGCGGCCAACATGAGCGTAAACCGGAACAACAGGGTGGGGTGCAAGGGGGTTGTCGAAATTAAGCCTGGCAAGTTCCGTGCTACCGTGCATGTTCGCGGGGCGTCACGTTTTCTCGGGGTTTTCGGCACCAGAGAAGAAGCGCAAGCCGCGTATCTAGCGGGGGCAACTCAAGGTTTCGGCCGTTACGCCACGAAGGGGGAGCGGCCATGACGACCCCCAGAAAAGGACGCCCGCCGATTACCTGGACGGCGCCGATGGACTCCAAGCTGCGTGAGATGCGCGAGCAAGGCCGAGGCTATGGCACCATCGCTGCCAAGATCGGCGTTCATCACTACGTGGTCGAGAAGCGCGTGAAGGAACTCGGACTGCCGACCTGGGGCAGAAGCGGTGGCCATCGCCAGCGCGGCCCGCGTAAAACCGCTTGACCGACTCGCAACGACTTTCCTACAACAAACCATAAATAGCAGAGGAGACGACAGATGAAGATTCGTTTGGAAGAATACACTGGCTGCACGCGGGTTCGACTCGCGGTGGATGATGCGCCGATGACGGCGGTTCGCGGGCTGGTGGAAGCCTTTACCCGCGCGCTCGATGAAGTGAAGGACCGCCAGAGCGAGGAGCCGAGCACTTCTCCCGGCGCGTTCGTGTTCGACATGACCGGTAAGACGACGACCTTCTACGGCGACATCGGTGCGGAGCCTGACCTGGCGCCATTTGAACCCGAACCCGCTGCCGCCGACGCCCCCAAGAAGCGCGGTCGCCCGAAGAAGGCTGATGCGCCGGCCACGGCCGAAGTCGAGATGCTGGCCGAGACGCAGCCGAACCGCGAGGCGATGGCCGAGAATATGCACGGTGCGGTCGAACAGCTTCCGCCTGCGGCAGAAGAACCTGCGGTGGGGGCGCCCCCTTTGGGTCTTTCGACGGCATCCGAGACGGCGAGCGAATCAGCCTCGACTTCGGAGATGGTCGAGGACCCCAAGGATTCTACGTCTGGCTCCACTGACGACCTTCCCGACGCGGAAGTGACCGATTCGGAACTGCAACGCTTTTGCGCGAAGCTGGCGCAGCATTTCGGCACGCCGCAGACGGTGTTCGATCTGGCCGGCAAGTTCACGCCGGAAGGTGCGGTCGCCAGGCCGACGAATATCCGCGACAACAATGCGCGGTGGGCGTTCATTCGCGCCGCCGAAGCACAGAGCGGCTTGCGATTCCATGGGTGAGCATAGCCCCCTCGGGGCATCCGGCGCTGCGCGATGGTTGGCCTGCCCGCCATCGTTCGGGCTGATCCAGCGCACCGGAGCGCAGGACAACGAAAGCGAGCACGCCGCGCTCGGCACCGCGGCTCACAAGCTGGCCGATATGTGTCTGCAATCCGGCAAGGATGCGTGGGAATACACCGGCCAGGTCATCGACGGCTTCACGGTCGGCAACGATGACGGCCAGATCGAGCCCGATGCGGTGCAGGTGTATCTCAACTACGTTCGGCCGTTGGCGGAAGCCGCCGACCGTTCCGCCAGCGAACTGCGGCTCGGGACGAAGTGGAAGCCACACCCGCTGTACGGCGGCACGGCTGACTTCGTGGCGGTCATGGGCGATTGCCTGCACGTCGTCGATTACAAGCACGGCGCTGGGCTCGGTGTCGATCCGGTCGGCAACCCCCAGCTACAATATTACGCCATCGGGGCGTTCAAGGAGATGGCCGACCATCTGCCGGATACGGCCGGCGTGGTCATGACCATCGTGCAACCTCGTTTCACTGGCGCACCGCCGATCAAGACGTGGACGATCACGGTTGGGGAGTTGCGCGCCTGGAGCCGGGACGTGATGGTGCCGGGGATGCTGACCGCCGAAGCGCACGCAAGTGCTGGGCTCGCGGCTATCCACTACCAAACCGGCGAGCACTGTCGCTTCTGTCCGGCGATCCTCGATTGTCCGAAGCAACGGCAGGATTTCGACGCCATGACGAAGGATGCAGGCAAGATGACGGACGACGAACTCGACTCGCTCTATCCGAAGGCCGCGACGGTCAAGATGTTCATCAAGGCGATGGAGACGCGCCTGATGGCCCGGCTGACGGAGGGTGCGACGCTCACGAACGTCAAGCTGGTCAGCAAGCGCGCTGCCTCTCGCGTCTGGAAGGACGGCGTGGAGGAGAAGATGGTCGCTGAGTTGGGCGAGGACGCCTACAGCAAGAAACTGCTTTCGCCGGCCGAGGCCGAGAAACTGTCGCAGAAGTGGAAGGCTTTTGTGGCAGAAAACGCTTTCCTTCCGCCGGCAACTGGCTACAATCTCGCGTTGGCAACCGATTCGGCCCCTGCGGCTAACCCGGCTGCCGACCTGACACGCCAGTTTGCCCATTATCAACACACAGGAGAATGAGATGACGACCAAGAACAAGTATTACGATTACACGCTTCGCCAGCCGGCTCGCGGCCTCTACATCAATCTCGTGGACGCCACCAAGGCGGCCGAGGACGCGCCGACCAAATACAGCGTCATGCTCGGTCTGGAGAAGGAGGACGCGGACAACCTGTTCGCCCTCGAAGCGGCTGCCATCAAGGAACGCTACGGCACCTTCACGAAGCCGGACGATTATCAGCTTTGCGTCGTGTCCGGCGCCAAGGCAGCGGAAAAGGCTCTCGCCAGTGCGGCGCTCAATGCGCGCGGCAAGGACGAGGAAACGGCGTTTAAGATCAAGGAACGGGCTCAGGCTCGCGCCGATCTGGTCAGCGGTTACGCCGGCATCTTGACGGCTTCGAGCCGCACGGCCTTTCACGACCGTTTCCTCGACCGTTACCTGATGGACCTGACCGCGAAGGAACGCGAATCGGCCGACAAGTATGGCTTCCGCCTGGCTGTTCTCGCCAAGCCCAAGCCCATCGTGCTGGACACGCAACTGATGTTCGTCGAACACCGCGACAAGTTCTACCGCGGCGCCTATTATGGCGGCACGTTCAAGCTGTCGCCGTGGGATCGCAAGAAGGCCGACGACAAGGATGGCGTGACGGCCTATCTCGGCAACATGATCTTCGTGAAGGGCGGCGAACGCCTCGCCGGCGGCGCCAAGCCGATCGAGGACGAGTTCGGCCACTATCAGGGCATGGCGACCGACTACAGCCCGTCCGAAGCCGCCAAGTTCGACGACGTTCCGTTCTGAGGTTCGTCGCGCAGGGGGAGGGACGGCGAACCCCTCCCCCACTTTTTGAGGAGATATTTTATGCCTTGTGGCCCCGCTACCGTCTTGGGCGGTTTGCCTGTTGTAGCTGACGTTTGGTTTTCTGGACCCGACTACTACGGAGAGTATGACTGCGGCGTCAACGCGCTTTACTGGATGAAGCGCGATGGTAGCAAGGGCAAGGAACTCAGCCAGCGGGTCATGGACCGCATCGAGAAGCGCGACCCTTATTGGGACGCTAACGTGACTGAGCAGGTATCCGTTTATTTGGCATACGGTCAGGACGATTAATGCCGACGACGGTGATATGTGATTTCGAGACGGCCTCGTGCGCCGATCTGAACAAGGTCGGCGCTTGGCGCTACGCCGAGGATGTCTCGACGCAAATCCTTTGCCTTGGCTACAAGGTCGTGACGGACGGTGTGCCGGAGCAGACTGTCGTTCTTACCGAGCGGGAAATTATCGCCAAAACCGACCGGCTTTTCGGTCTTTCTTCCCGACCGGGAATAATCTTTGCCGCGCACAACGCACAGTTCGAGCAAGCCATCTGGCGGCACATCATGGTCAAGCAATTTGGCTGGCCCGAGATGCCGCCCGAACGCTGGCACGATACGATGGCGGTCGCGGCGCGCAAGACACTGCCGATGTCTCTGGACAAGGTAGGCGAAGTCCTAGGCCTCTCTGTCCAGAAGGACCGGGAAGGCCACCGGCTTATGATGCAGATGTGCAAGCCGAACAAGGACGGCTATTTCGATCATGCGCCGGAAAAGATGGCTCGGCTCCTACAATACAACCGTGGAGACGTTGACACCCAATACGAACTGCACAAGCGGTTGGGTGGGCTCGGGCCGGAGGAGCGGCGGGTCTGGATACAGGACCAAGTTGCCAACCAGCGCGGCATCCTCGTGGACGTTCCCTACGTCGAACAATGCATGGCTCTCCTTACGGAAGCCCGCGGCCCGTTAGAACAAGTGTTCAAACAACTGACCGGCCTGAACCCGACGCAACGAGGCAAAATACTCGACTGGATACGCGAGCAGGGCGTGGAAATGCCCGACCTTCGCAAAGCCACACTGGACGCGATGCTTGACCCCGAGAACGAAATCGACGGCGTTGACGATCTGCCGCATCAGGTTTTGCGCGCTATCGAGATTCGCCGCATCCTCGCCAGTTCGAGCGTGGCCAAGCTGGGCCGCATGATCGAGACGGCCAACCTGGATGGCCGTATCCGCGGCACGATGCAATACCACGGCGCCAGAACCGGCCGCAACGCCGGCAGGTTGGTGCAGCCGTTGAACATGCCTCGCCCGACCGTGAAGGAACTGAGCCAGCGGGAAATCATGGCGCTCATCCGAGCCGGCGACATGGACGCGATCAATGCGGCTTGTGGCAACGCCTACGATGCCGTCATCTCGACCCTTCGCGGCTGTTTCAAACCGGCCCCCGGCCATGTGTTCGCTACCGGCGACTTCAACGCCATCGAGGCGCGGGTCGTGCTGGCGTTGGCCGGCGAGGTCGAACGCGCGCAATCGTTTGATACCGGCGATCCCTATACCGACATGGGCTTGAAGGTCGGCACCAATCGCCAAGGTGGGAAAACCATCGTTCTTGGCTTCCAGATGTCGGCGGCAAAGTTCAGCCTCGTGACGAAGCAGCCGCTGGATTTCAGCCAGCGCGCGGTGGACGCTTATCGCAAGGACTTTGCGCCACTGGTGCCGAAGCTCTGGTATGGCCTCGACAAAGCCAGCAGCGATGCGGTTTGGTGCAACGCCAAGAAGGCGTATGAGTATCGTAACATCCGTTACCAACTGCGCGACGATTACCTTGTCTGCACGTTGCCGAGCGGCCGGGAAATCTACTATTTCCAGCCTCGTCGGGAGCAGGGGACGGTGCCGTGGGATCCCGAGCAAATCAAGCCTGCCTGGAGCTTCCTGAGTTTTCAGGGCAAGCAGGCCAAGCGCAAGTGGATGTTCGGGGGACTGGCGACCGAGAACGTGGTGCAGGCCACAGCAAGGGATATCATGATCGAGGCGATGTTCCGGGCGGAAGCGGAGAACTTGCCGATGGTTTTCACGGTTTACGACGAACTGGTCACTGAGCCACCGGCAACGCGAACGGATGCCGCCGAAATCTTGCGCCAGTGCATGGAAGAACGGTCGGCATGGGTTCGGGAGTTTAACATCCCCATCCGGGCTGAGTGCGATATTCTCCATGAATACGCCAAGTAGCATGATCCTCGCTGGCATCGACCCAGGCGTGAACGGCGCACTGGCGATTTGGGACGGGCATCGCGTGACGTTGCTTGATGTTCCAAAGGTCGGCAACGACCCGGACGAAGCTGCATGGGCGGCATCGTGGAACCGGGTTCTGCCTTGGGTGGAACACATCTGGATTGAGCAGGTCGGTGCCATGCCGGGCCAAGGCGTCACGAGCATGTTCAACTTCGGCGACCGATTCGGCTTCGTGAAGGCTCTGGCATACGCCGCTGGCGTATCGGTGTCTTTTGTTCGGCCGAACGTCTGGAAGCAGGCGGTAGGCATCCCGAAGGGCTCGGAGAAGGGCGCAAGCCGTCTGCGCGCCAGCCAGTTGTTTCCGGCACACGCCGACAAGTGGAAACTGGTCAAGCACGATGGCCGGGCAGAAGCCTTGCTGATTGCGTATTACGGGAGTTTGAAATGCGCGTAGAGCGGTTCGCTAACGTCGAACTTCGGTTGGGTGATTTTCGGGATTGCTTAGGCCCAGAGGACTATTCGCGGGGGGCTGTAGTTGTTACTGATCCTCCTTACAACGTCGGGTATCATTACGGCTCTTACGGAGACAATTTGCCAGAGGATTGTTATTGGGACATGCTCATGGCTTTTGGCCACGTCCCTAGCGTGGTTTTGCATTACCCCGAGGCGCTGTTCCGTTTAGCTTTTGCGAGGGGGCAATTTCCTGAGAAAATGGTCGCCTGGTGTTACAACGCCAACACCCCGAGACAGTGGCGAGGTATAGCGTGGTTCGGGGTTGAGCCTGATTTTCGTAAGATAGGCCAGCCGTATAAGAACCCTAGCGATAAGCGCGTGGCCGCTCTTATCGCCCAAGGACGCGAGGCGCGGCTCTACGATTGGTGGGACATTCAGCAAGTGAAGAACGTTAGCGCGGAAAAGACATCCCACCCCTGCCAAATACCGCTGGAAGTCAAACGCCGAATGGTGGCTATTACTCCGGCTGAGAAAATTATCGACCCCTTTCTGGGCTCGGGGACCACCGCTGCTGCGTGTTTGCGTGACGGCCGGCCTTTTGTTGGCTGTGAAATGGACGAGTCATACTTCGACCTTTCTTGCCGCCGAATCGAGGCTTTGCTTGAGGAAATGTTTTAAAAGCCGCTTGACCCGCGCGAAGGTCTAAGCCAGCATCCCAACACTGATTCGCTGAAAGAGGAGAAAACTTTATGAGCCGGGATGACCCGCGAGGCGTTCCTTCGATGTCCGAGGAGGACGCGCTGGATGCAGCCGTGGCCGAAGCCATGCCGATGATAGAGTTCTGGCATCTGGCCGAGGAGAAGTTCGGCGAAGCCTGCAAGGATGCGCTGATCGAGCATTTCGACGACGACATCTGGACGATCATTCGCCAGTATGCCGATGACGAGGATGTGCGGCGGGAAATCTTCGACGAAATCAAGACCTACAAGCTGGAGATGAACAAGTGACCAACCCCATTCCCGCGCTTCGGAAGCGCATGGCCAATGGCGAGCCCATCGAGGGCGATCTGGCGTGGTGCCGGCGCCGCCTGACGGTTCTGGATACATGGCCGGAGCCTTTGAGCCTGGAGCAACACAAGGAGACGGTGCAACTTCGTGAGTGGATCGCCGAATGGCCTGAGTTTGACCGGGAGGAAGCAGCGTGAGCGACAACTGGAAAGTTTTTTGGCTGCTGATGTTTTTTGCGTATCAATTTACGCTGATTAACAGGCTCGAACGCATCGCTGTCGCTCTGGAGGCGCTGAAATGATTTTCACCCATCCCGAGCTTGACGGCGATTTTCTTATCAAGAAGGTCGAGCGGCATTTGAACGGCGAGACGGGCGAGCCGTTCCACACGGTGGCGTTTCGGTCGGAGGCCGGCGATCTGGTTGGCGTGCTGTTCGACGCCGAGAAGCACATCGCCATCATCGACCCGGATTTCCCCAGCTTGCGGTTCCGCGGCGATGACTTCGAGGATGTGCTGCGCCAGGCGATTGCCCAGTGGGAAGATGAATAACCCCTAAGAGGCATTGTGCGAATCGCTCATGCCGCTCAGGATACGAGTCGCGGGGGACTTTTGCAGAGGAGAGTGTTATGGCCAAGAGAAGTTCAGGCGTTTTTCCCCGTTCCCCGAGGGACCACTATCCCACCCCCAAAGCCGCGGTCTTGCCGCTGATCCCGCATCTGACCTCCGACGATTATTGGTTCGTCGAGCCGTGCGCCGGCAGTGGCGATTTGCTCGACCACCTTTCGGACTTCGGATACATCGGGGTCGGTTCGGACATTGAGCCCGGTCGCGGGGACATTCACAAGCTGGACGCGCTGTTCGACCCGTTGCCGCCGGGCACGAGGATCACGAACCCGCCTTGGGACCGCACGATACTGCACCCGCTGATCGAAACGTTGAGCGACTACGACAAGACGTGGCTGCTGTTCGACGCTGATTGGATGCACACGCGCCAGTCGGTGCCGTTCCTGCCCCGGTTGCGGAAGATCGTGAGCGTCGGGAGGGTGAAGTGGATCCCCGGCAGCAAGATGACGGGCAAGGACAATTGCGCCTGGTATTGCTTCACCAAGCCGAGCGGGGAGCCGGCGCAGTTTTTCGGAAGGATCTGATGACCGAGGCTGAACGCAAGGCATGGGCGGCGGCTTGCAACCGCATCGAGTGGGCTTGCCAAGGCAAAGATGGATTTGACACGAAGCCAAAGGCGGAGCAGGTTATTGAGAGGATGCGGCGGAGGAGGCACCGATTCGCACCCGGCCCGATCACCGCGTATCGTTGCCCGTATTGCAACAAATGGCACATAGGAGGAAATTCATGACCACCACGAACGTAACCCCCGAAGTCATCGCAGAGGCGAAGCGGCGGCTCACGACTGAAAACGGAACACTGTATCAGCAATGCGGCAACCTGAATGTCGTCGCCATCCTCGCCGAAGCCCTCGCATCCCCCGCATGGGTGCCGCCGGTTGATCCGGATTTGGTGCTGGCGCGGTCAGTGCTGGCCGAAATGCACCCTACTTGCGCTCACGCAATCAACTCGGGCGGTTGGGACGAAGCCCCACCTGTGCGCGAAACGCTTGCAGGCATCAAAGCCGCAGACCGCCGCGCCGGTCGCGCAGCCGAACGCGCCAGAGGAGAAGCGTGATGGCGCTCAATGATGAAAGCGAGGGAACAATGACCACCAACCTTGAGGCGCTGAAAGCAACGCTGGCGAAGGCAACGCCAGGGGATTGGGAGCGCGACAGCGAGAAAGGTGAGAACGCCTATGGTAGCGGCCCTGACTGTGGCGAGAATTACAAGGTTGCCTTGATCGGCGCGGCGGGACCGGATGGCAAATGGATGACGCTGTTCGACAGCCACAACAGCGATGCCGCCTCAGTCGAAGAAGAATACGACGAAGATGGTTACGGGTATGCGTGGGACGCGGTTGCCGAAGCCAACGCCGCCGCCATTGTCGCCGCGCACAACGCCCTCCCCGGCCTGATCGCCGAGCATGAGCAAGCCCTGGCGACCATCGCGGCGCTGCGGGGTGAGGTGGAGCGGCTGCGGGCTATGATAGACGGCCCGCTTGCTGACATTGCGGCTGAGAGAGCGCGGCAAATGTGCGTTGAAGGATGGACGCCAGAACACGACGACGATCATAGCCTCGGCGAAGCGGTGGAGCCTTGCCAGTATTGCGGCCCCGGTGTGCGAACCGGCTTGCCGGGCAACGCCTGCGAGAACTGCATGAACACCGGCGTTCAGATCACCGACTCGGCTACGCTTGAAATCCGCAAGCTGTGGCTAGACAGCCTGCCTTGCAGCGACTTTGGCGACTATACCGAATGGGGCGACTATGACGAGGCGCAACAGCGTTCGTTGAGCCGCTTTTTCCGCAGTGTCGCCGCAAGAAACCAGCAAATGCGCGCGCTATTGATGGAAGCAGCGGACGGCGAAAATCTTGAAGGTGACGATTTGCGCACACGGCGTGACCGCGTTGTTGCAGCCGACCGCCTCGCCGAAGTCGCCCAGCATCTGCGGGCAGGGATGAAGGAGACGGGAGAGTGAGCGAGTGGTTGATTGAGTGCTGGCCATCGCGACAGGAAGGTGGGCAGCGCGTTGGGACCGGCCCAAGCGGCGTTCGCGTCACCCATGTCCCGAGCGGCCTACAGGCTGCTTGCGTGACTGATAGAAGCCAATGGCGGAACAAACAGATAGCCGTCGAAATGCTCGAAGCGGCTTTCACGAACCCCCTCTATTGCGGCCCGGCACCGGAGAAGATGCCATGACCCCCGCCCTTATCGTCGCACTCCAAGACGGCACTGCAACGAACGAGATGCTGGCGGAAAGCCGGGGGTGGCGGATGCTACCGCCGTTGTATTACTGGCGCTCGCCGGATGGCCGGTCGTGCGACAATCCGCCCGACTACCTTGCTGATCTGCGTCTGACCCTCGCTGACATTGAGGCGAAGGGGTGGAAATGGTGCAAGGCCATGACGGCGTTGCGGGACGGCAGCTTCGCCGGTTTCGAGGTCGAGATTTACACCGCCGACATGATGAAGCTGCTGGCAGACTGCCAGACGAACGGCACCATTGCCGCTGACCAAGCCGCCCTTAACATCGCCTACGCCAAGGCCCAACTCGCAGAGCAGGAGAACGACCGTGGGTGAATATGCCAACGACGCGCTGCGCTGGTGGTTCCGGCGCGGGATGTATCACTCGCCGCCCAAGCCCAAGCGCCCCGCAACAGTGGTGACATGCCGAAGCTGCGGCAAGCCGGACTTGCGTTGGGGCAAAATCAAAGGCGACCGCTGGGCTGTCCACGAAAAGACCGGCGAGCAGCACATTTGCCCGCAACTCGCAGAGCAGGAGAACGGATGATGGCTGACACCACCGACGAGGCGCTGGTTGAGGAACTGGCGCGGGCGGCTCTCGAAGCGGCGTTGTGGCCCGGCGCATGGGACAAGGCGAGCGAACCAGAGCGCAACCACTATCGCCCGATGGCCCGCGCCATCCTGCCGATCATCCACCGCATCACGATCTACCACGACGGCCGCGAAGTGGTGACGGAGCCCGCTGAAACGTAGCGAGCAGTCGTCAAGGATTGCTTGACACCTGCCTCACTTCGGCCACGCCTCCCGCGCCAACTCCACCCGTGAGCGACAGTCAGCATAGGCCTCGATAACCGTCACGCCCCAGACAGCCATCGAACCATCGCCTAGCAACGGCAGATCGGTGCAGCCCTCGCTAACCCTTGCGGGCGGTGGCGGTATTGTTGGCAGCCCGGATGGCTTCGTCGAGCAACTGGCGAGTGCCAGAGTCAGGACAGGCAGGATCACGAGGCGCATTTGCGGCCCTTTCTTTGAGCGGTCGGAACTTGCTGGCGTTGGCAGACTGGCGCGACACATCGGCAGCGTGCGCAGCTACCCAATCGTCCTGCATCGCCTTGGTGGCGGCCGCAGCGGCTTCAACGGCCTCTTGCGTGGCTTTGTCGTAGCCCGCCTGATAGCGACCATTACCCCAGACAGTAACGGCGATACCGACCGCGATAACGGCCAGAGCGCCCGCGATGTATTTCCAATACGCGAGAAGGAAGGTCACTTCTTGTCCTCCCACAGGAACAGCGCGACGAAGATGGGAATGGCGATCCCGCGCATAACGTCGGCAATGTCGGCACGATCAAGAGGCAGCGCGAACGACCAGGCGATAAGCCCGAGCGAGATGACCACGCCGGCAATCGTGGTGTGTTCGCCCAAGCGAGCCCGGATATACTTCATCATGCCGCCACCCCCGTCAGACACAGCTTGCGTTCGTCGATCCGGCGATTGGTCAGACCGCGCACAACCCGCCCGCCGGCTCGGTTCCACAGCAGATAGGCGTCGCAGCCTTCCTTGAACTTGCCGGCGTTGAACCGTCGTGCGGCCGTCGAACGGCAGTAGGCATTGACGCCAATGTTGTAGGAGAGCAGCATTGCTGACGCGAGCATCTCGGGCTTCTGGCTGGCGAGAACCGGCGTGCAGCGCAGAACCCCCGCGCCGAAGTCCTGGTTGAGCGAGCGGATCGCCATATCGCGGCACTCGGCCGGGGAATACTCGCGCATCTCGACCCGCGTTTCGCCGTAGCAAACCGTGGCGACGCCAACGATGTCCACGTAGGGCTTCGTCTCAAGCCCTTCCCACTTCTGGATATGGGGGAACGCAATTGCCGCGGCGATAGCCAGCGTGCCGGCGGCGCCTGCTGCGCGGGTGCGGTTCGTGGTCACTTCCGGCTCTCCAACTCAATCAGCAGTTCGAGATAATGCTTGGCCTTCTCCAGATCCGCCGCGCCGCCTTTGGTGCGCCAGCGGGTCACATACTTGACGACATTGCCCTCGCAGAAGCCGAGGTCATTGGCGTGAATGAACTCGACCGGCTGGATGGCGCGCTCTTTGTAGTGGTCGCCATTGACCTGCTTATCGAGCGCGCTCATTTCCGGCCTTTCGCGTCGTTCAACTCCCACTCGACCATCTTGCGCTTGGGCGCGAACAGCCGGCGGATGTTGTCGGTTTCGCGGGCTATCATAGCCGACTCGGCCTCATCGAGCAATCGCAGGGCTTCTTCGGCTTTTTCGAGACGTGTCATAGACCGAGCCGGCTCCGCTTAAAGGTCAGGAACTCCGCGGCTTCTTGAACGTCGTCGAAAGCCCGGACTTTCGGCGCCATGCCAAGCCGCGGCGTGACGATGGTGACGACTGAGCGGCCATCGCGCTGTTCGGTAAACTGGCCCTTTAGCGCGTAATCGTCGCTGTCCTTGTAGCCTCTGGCGCGGATCATACACGCTCGCCGGCCGCCCGGCAGTTCGACATCGCCCATAGCAAAAGTGTGAATGTGGAACGCGGCGTAGATGTCGGCTTCTTCGTCCATCATGGCGGCGCGCTTGAGGCCGTGCAGTTCGTTGTAGATCGACGAGCCCTTGAAATTGTGCCTCGCCCATGCGGTTGCTACCCCGCCGCACGGCGAGACGATTTTCAGCTTGGCGTCCCAGTCCCGCATCAGCACGCGGTTGGTGTTCATGCCCTCAAAGATTCGCTTGCCGTAGTTCCAGGTGTCGTGGTTGCCGAGCAGCCAGATAAGCCAGTTGACGCCCAAATCTTTGAGCGCCCATTCAACCAGTTCCCATCCTTCCGACGCGGTGGCTGACTGTTCGGCATACAGGCGCTCCAGCTTGCCAACCCAATTGTTGATGCTGTCCCCGCCATTGGCGCCATACATGCCCTCGGTTGTGGCCACGGTGCGGGCGTCGCGCTCGAAGGCGTTGAGGTCGCAGAATGGGTCGTCAAGGTGAGGATCGCCGAACCAACAGATGCCGTATGGGCCGTCGATAGGAACCCGGATTGTTTGCCACGCCTGCGCGCGGGCATGAGCGATGCGAAGCGCATTGCGCTGCTTCATTGTCGCTAGGCGCTCGGAGAATGGCAGGTCGGCCGGAGGAAGCGGCTCAATCATCGCCGCGTCGTCGGCATATGGGGCCACCGGGTCTAGACCCCCGGCGCGCTTGAGAACCTTCGTGACATAGTTGCGATGGCAGCCAAGCAGGTCGGCAACTTTCGTCCGACTCTTGTGTTCTCCAAAGGCTTCAAGGATGGCTTCGTCGCTCGGCACGCTGTCCGTGTATTGATTACCCACGGGCTATTTCCAATGCGCTAGGAACCAGTTAAGCCAAGCCATACCTATGGCGCCTAGTCCGGTCAAGGCAAAACCCAAGAGTTTGCCTGTGCGCTTCCATGTCGCAAGTTGCTCGGCGTGGCCGCCATCGCCGTGAACAGTCTCGTCGATCTTGTCGATCTTTTCTTCCATGCGTTCTTGGTTTTTGAGCACGGCTTCCATTCGCTCCGTCAGCATGGCGACTGCGGCGATTATTTCCTCGTGGCGAACGGCAGGCTGGCCAGTCATGCTTTCCACTCGACGTTGCAGGTTTCGCGCCACGGCTGGCACTTCTTGGGCGGGTTGACCTTCTTCGCCACCGCGTCAAATGACGCGAGCGCCAGCACCAGAAGGCACGCCAGCGCGACAAAGAAAATGGCCAGAAGCAGCCGGATGGTTACGGTCATTGGGGCGGCTTCCGGTCAGCGGTCGCCAGTGTGTTCGCCGTGCTGATAAAGGCCCCCTGCACGAGTTCCCGCACACCATTGCGCGGAAGCCCTGCACGTTCGAGAAGTTCAATAGCTCGGTCGCGACGACCCGGCTCAAGCAGATCCTCCGCAAGACGGTTGGCGGCACCGCGACCTACGCCAAGGCGCGCGATAAGGCTGTTGGCCATCGACGCCTTGAACGCGCCACCCGCTCCGAACCCGAGGCCGATAATCGCGTCCGTCATGCCTTCGACATTGTTGAGGATCGAATCCATCTTTTCAGGCGGGATGCGAGCCATCGCGCCAAGGCTGTCGATGGCCTGCCGCTGCGCCGTGGCGAACGCAATGAGGTCGTCGGCTTCCTGCGCCGGCAGAGCCGCCCGAAGCTGGTCTTGAAAAGCCGGATTGGTCTGCAACTCGCGGGCGAGAGCGTAAGACTCGCGCGGGTTGCCCGCAGCGCGGTCAATCAGGGCCGAGCGCGTCCCCGGAGCGACGCCAGGAGCCTGTGCCGGGCGAAGGTTGGCAATCGTATCGACCACTTCGCCCGAGCGCGTGCCGGGCGTGCCTGCCTGCCGACCAACTTCGGTGCCTTCGGTAAAAGCCCGGTTGGCCGCGCTGACTGCGCGGGCCTGGTTCAACGCTGGCGCCACGTTGCCGATGATGGCGTCCAGTTCGGCAACGATGTCCTCGTATGCCCGGCCCGAGTTGGTGCGCTCTTTGTTGAAACGGTCGAGAGCCCGGCGAATCGTCACGAGGTCGCCGCCGGTCAGCGCGTTCTGTTCAAACCGTTCGCTGATTTTGTCGCGGGTCGCCTTGGGGAGAGTGACATACGGGAGGATTTCAGTTTCCAGAACCGCGCGATCCACGCCAACGATAGGGAACGTCGTGTTTTCCACCGCGCCATAGTTCAAGCGGTCATCGGCTTTGCGGATGGCTTTGGCGCGTTCCGGGCCGATAGCTGCACCGCCCGCGCTGGCCTGCGACGAGAGTTCGGACGGCAAACTGGTCAGGTCGGCTTCCTGCATAGCCAGAACACGCGCACGAGCGTCGCGCGAACGGCTGACCGGCACAGTAAACCTCTGGGCTTCGTCGGGCGTCAGGATGTCCGAGAGGCGCGCACCGCGACCTGTGGCCCGCTGAAAGTCAGCCGCGCGGGCTCGCAACGCAGCATAATCAAGACCAGAAGCCCGAATAGCATCGTCGGCCGCGGTCTGGTCGATTGCGCCATTGATACGGCGGCCGAGGGGCAGCGGCGTGGCCTGCACAACCCGGCGTGCCAGAGCCGCGACAGGTGCCGCTGCGCTGCCAACAACCGCGCCGATAAGCGCGTCCTCACCAAGAGTGTCCGTGCGGTTGTCCGGGCCGTTGGCGCCGGAACCCGAAATTGCGTTCATGGCCGCGCCGGTTCCCGCGCCAACAAGCATCTGTCTCGGTATGCCCGCGACCCGTCCGGCAATTCCGGCCGGCACAAGCATACCGCCCAAAATCCCCAGCACTTCGCCAGTCGCGCGAGCGTTCGGGTCGTCAGCAGCGCGCAAAGCGGCGTTCTCGGCCATAAGCTGATCATACTCAGGCCCGGAAATCGCGCCGGCTTCGATGGCCGAACCGATTTCGTCGGCGTAATTGAGCAGCATCGTGTCGCCAAAGCCGCGCAATGCCGCCATTGTATCGGGACGGCGTTGGGCTTCGGGCAAAGCGTTCACGTCCACGCGAAGCGGTTGCGAGGGCGGCTCGCTGGCCGAAGGAATTTCCGCAGTCGTGACTGGCTCAACCCCACCGAACTGTTGCGCGGCGAACGCGGCTACCTGTTCATCGGTGGCGTCATCCGGGCCTTCGATGTCGTAGATGGTGCCGTCCGGCGCTTGAACAGAGTAGATGGTCGGCATTACTGCGGCTTCCGCTTTCCGACGACCTTGAAGCCGCCAGAAGCAGCCGGAGCCGGTGCAGCCGCAGGACGACCTCCACCACCAAGATAGCGACGCTCGATGGCGTCGAGGGTGGCTGACACGGCTTCAAAGCTGCGGGTCGGGTTCGTGACCTGATCCTGCAACAGGCGCATTTCAGGAATGGAGTTCACCTGTGCGGCGGTCATGCCGGTGGCCTGCTTGACCTGCTGCATGAGCGCGGGCAGCGCCGAAGCAAGCTGGTCGCGGATAGTCTGCGCTTCCGTGCCGAGCGCGCCGCTGACCAACTGGCCTACGTCCGAATTGGCAGCGCGTGCGCGGAGATTGGCGACTACCCCCGCTTTCGGGCTGACCATGCCGCCTTCTCGGTTGAGTTGTTCGTAGAGCGAGCGGATGTCCTGAATCGTGCTGCCCAACGCGCCACCCTTTGCGGGCGAGGCCGAAGCCGTTGTGACCTTTCCGGTGGCCAAGAACTCGGCATACGCTTGGTCGCCAAGGCGCTGGCGGATGGCTTCGGCGCGACGCTCAAACGCCGACATTTCGGGAGCGCCGCCGGAAGCAGCAGGCGGAGCCGCCATGACCACATTGGGGTTGCGGGGGTCCGAAGCGTCCACGAGGCCAACGCCCGGAACCGACCGGAGAACCGGAGCCGGCGCACCTCGCACCATATCCCGAGCCTGCGCCAGAGCTTCCTGCGGCGACAAACCTTGGTCTTGCAAAGCGCGCACCGTATATTGAAAATCCGAAACGCTACCGGGGTTCTGCGGCTTCGGCGTCAGTTCCGTGACCGCCTTGAAATACTCGACCGGCGCGATAGTGGCGAACCGCTTGGTGGCTTCGGGGTCGTTCGGGTTCAGCAGAAAGTTTGCGAACGCGCTTTCCTTTTCCCGGCCGAGTTCTTCTTCCTGCTGCGCCTGAAAGTCGCGTTCCTGCTGACGCAACGAAGCGGCATACATCGGCTCACCCCCGCCGAGAACGGTCAGAATGTCGGCAATCGTGCCGACTGTGTTGCGAACGCCCTTGGGCTTCTGAAACGTCGCGCGCTGTTGCGGCATGACCTGAGAAGCCGCAGCGGGCGGCGTGCGGCCGGCAAGCGCGTTGGCTTCCGGGGTCAGCAGCGGGTCATAGGCGTTTGGCACCTGCGCGCCGCCCATTAGGATGCTGGCAAAGCCCGCCATCACAGCGCCTCGTAAACGACGGTGGCGAAACCCTTAATCGTCGGGCCAAGCGCGTGCGGTCGCAATTCAGCGACTTCATCGGCCATGACGCCAACGGTAGGCTTGTCGTCCCACTTGTAGCGGAACGAGTAGATACCGAGACCGTCCGGTTCGCGCTCCAGCAGAACGATGTCGTCTTTGAGGCGACGGTCTGACGCTGCTGCGGCCAAGCCGATAGCCTGACCGAGTTGCTTGCCAAAGCCCTCCTGCGCGCCGCGCTGCACCTGGCCAGCGCCCGCGATGGTGTTCAGCACATTCTGGCCTCCGCCAAGCTGCGCCTGCGAGACGTTCATGCGCTGGCCGAGCCAGTTAGCGAAGTTCTGCTGCGCCAACTGGCCACCGCGATCCGCCAGACCGCGCACAGTCGAGCCCGACGCCAGCAAACCGCGTGCGGCGTTGGAGCCGGTCACGCCGCGCATGGCCTCGTCAAAAATGTTGTTGTAGCCTGTCGAAGCCGTGTATTCGCTGAAACCTTGGCCGCTGTCTCGACCGCTCAGAATGTCGGCAAGGCTATTAAGCCCGCGCTGACCTCCGGTGATTAGATCACGAGCAACCGGTGTGTAGGTTCTGGAAATCATCGGATAAGCAAGGTTCTTGCTTTCCGCTGGCTTGCCCTTGAGGAAACTCATGCCGCGCCTCAAAATCTTGGCGAGTCATCGAGAAAACCTCGAAATCGCCGTATTCTGGTGAAGTGATAATCCCTTGGGATCGGCCACCGACCTGTCGGGAAAACCATCGAGCGGCGCGCTTGTGCGCGGGCGTATGTCCTACGACAACGCGGGCACCTTCTTCTTCGTATAGATGGCGTAGAAAGTCAATACCTACGCGCAGGGCAGTTCTGCCGCGGTCGCGCAGCAACCAATGGATTTCAAAGGTCTTGTCGGCCCATTCGGTTGCGAGAAAGATGTTGCTGCCATCTGTCAGCACAAGGGCCTTTTCGCACCATTCGGCAGCGTCGAACTGCGGCCCGAGAAGATCGGCCATGTCGGGTTCTGCCAGCCGGGCTTCCAGTTCCTCGACTGTGGCCTGGCGAATCACGACAGCGCGATGTCCGGCGGGTTGCTGGCGTCGATTCGCCAATAGGGGACAAGGGCAAAATGGGTGTTGCCTGCCCCACTGGCGCACCCTGCCCAGAACCCAACTTGGTCGAGAGAACCACCCGCAAGCGTCAAATACGCCCCTAGGGTTGTTCCTGCGAAAGTCCCCCAATTCGCACCGTCAAGGCTGTAGTAAGGTGTGACCGCGCCGCCGGCTGCGACATGGACAGCCAGATAGAAGCTGGTGAACACGCGGGTCACGCCAGAGCCCAACGCTTGCGACGAAACAGAGCCGGCGAAAGCGTTAACATCCGTCCAGTTCTGGAGATACACGGTTTCGTCGGCGCCGTTGCGGTAGATCATCAGACAGCGCCCGTTAGACGAGTTCCGCAAACAGATGCCCGAAAAGAACTCTGCGGTAGAGCCTTGCCGAAAGCCGGTGAACCGGACGGTCGCGGTGAACGGCAAACTAGGCGTGGTTTGCAGGGACGCAGCGGCCCGGCCGGAAGCCCCGGCGTCAACGCGAAACCTCAGACCCTTTCCGGCTGCCGTGGTTTTTGTGAGCGTGGCGGTTGCCGCAACTACATCAGTAGGCAACCCGGATGTGGTCGGGGGATTATAGGCGAACTCTCCGAAAGCTGTGCCGCCGGAAGCCCCAGGGATCGTGATAATGGCTTCGCCGCTGCCAGCGTCGGTAACGGTCACGCCGGCACCGGCAAAATTCAGGCCCGTTGCAGATGCGACAACGGTCGTCCCCTCGTCCTCGACACGAATTGACCCGCCGCTCGAACCATTGGCCGCTGCGGTCAAACGACCTTGCGCGTCAACCGTAATGTTCGCATTGGTGTAGGAACCCGGAGTAACGGCGGTGTTGGCAAGACCAATCGTGCCGCTGATATTGATTGTCCCGCCGGTCAGCCCGGTGCCGGCGGTAATGCCCGTAACCGTGCCTGAACCCGCAGCGGTAGCCCAAGAAGTCGTCGAACCATTCGTGGTCAGAAACTTCCCGCTCTGGCCGGTCTGAGACGGCACGAGAGCGTTGAACGCTGCTGTTGCGGTCGTCTGGCCAGTGCCGCCGTTGGCGATAGCCAGCGTGCCGCCAAGTGTGATCGTGCCGCTTGTGGTAATCGGGCTCCCCGTGACCGACAAGCCCGTTGTGCCACCCGAAACGGCCACGCTAGTTACCGTGCCGCTACCGCCGCCCCCGCCACCTACTGCGACCCAGGCCGTGCCATCCCAAACAGACAGGACATCGGTATCGGTGGCATAATAGAACGGGCTCACGCCTGACGCGACGTTTGGCGTCACCGGACGCGCAGCCGCAAGACCGTTGCCGATGTAGTCCTTGATGAGCGCGGAAAAAGCCATCGTCCTACCCTATCTGAACCATGATGCACTGGCCGTCGCCGGTTGCCACCAGTTCTGGACCCGGTGTAGCGCCCGTCACGAGCGGCGCGTAAACGGCGTTGGCCGGGCTCGGCAACCAGTCCATAGCATAGTTGCCGGGGCCAGTCTTGGTAAGAACTTCGCCCGTGTCGCCCCCCGGAGGGACAGCCGACGCCTGCAAGCCATCGACCTCTGTCGCCACGAAGTCGATCTGGTTTTGGAGCGCCGTCAGGTCGGTAGTCGCGCTCGATTCGTTGCTGTTGAGCTTTTGGAGAAGCTGGATGAACTGCAACGTCGGCATACCCGTTTCCGGGTTTACGATGGGGGTCTGATAGTTGAGCGGCGCTACGTTCTGGCGCGGAGGAATCGTCATTGCCCGTCGCCTGCTTCAACTGTCACGTCCACGCCGTCGATGCGCGCGGTGGCGCCCCAATCAGTGAACCTGAACAGCCGGCCCGGTGCGCGCATGACACCCAGCGACCGCCATCGGATCTGCTGATAAGTCTCACCGGGCGAGACAGCGACTTGTCCGCGGGAGACCCACGTCTTGCCGTAATCGTCGGACGTTTCTAGTTCCATCGTGGAGCCAAGAGTTGTGCCAACGGGTTCCCCGACGTTGATAGTTGCCGCGACAAGCGAGTTGCGCGCAGCCTGGCGAGAACGAGCCGGAACACCGCCGAGAACACGGCGGGGAAACTCCTGCTGAGTGGGCGGATCAGACGTAGTGTCATCAAGGCCGCTGTTCGGATCAAGCGTCCACAGGATGCCGTCCGTATCGTCTCCGGCAACGATGTTGCTGGTTGCGCCGCCGGCATAGTTATCTTGCGACATCCCAAGCCAGTTAAAGCCTTGGTGCGCCCGCCACTTGCTTTGGTCTCGCGTCGTCCACCGTGACCATTGCTGAGACGCGAGGTCGTAAACAAGGGTCATCTGCGCGCCAAGGCGATTTACATAAAACTCGTGGTTATCGAGCGTAAAGCCCCAGCTACGGAGAACCGGATTGCCAGCAGAGGCGTTGGGTTCGGGATTTGGCGCAGGATCAGGCACCGGGTCGCCACCAGACGACAACCGCCACATCCGTTCGCCGCCAATGTCGAGACCGTAGTGCCGCCCTTCCGGGTCGCGGTAATACCAGCCGATGTAAAACGGGTTCTGGCCAAGTGGCGAGGCAAACGTGCTGCCTTCGAGGATAAAGGATTCGTAGGTTTCCCACTCGCGGTCAACAACAAGCACCTTGAACGGCTTGTCGAGCGTGTCGGGGTTGCTGCCGGGGATGGTGAGCCAGAACACAGTCTGGTTGCCGAGAACCGCGACTTTATAGGGGACCGCTCGGTCGGCAAGGTGCGCCGCGTAGGCTTCTTGGTCGTCGGGGTCGCTAAATTCCGGGACTCCGTAAGACAGCCACGCGCTCGCAGCTTGACCCCAAAACGACCGCCGCCAGTTTATAATGCGGGGAAAAATTTGGGTCGGAGCCGGCAGGTTGAAGGTGTAGTTTTCAATATACGTCCAATAGGTCAGCCCGGTGCCGCCAGTCGAGACGTTCGTGTAAACCTCGTGCTCCTCGCCAAAATTCCACCCGGCCTGAGACAACGGAAAAGCCGCATGGCTCGAAACCAGGCCGTTGAGGCTAACCGACGCACACAGCATTGAGGCGTTGGCGTCCTCTGAGGCGTAGAGAAAGTTGAAAAAGCCGGGTGTGCCAGTCGTAACGGTCTGGATGCCGCCGAACGGGTATCGGGTCACGAAGTTCCGGTTGGCCCACCCTTGAATCTGGGTTGTGAAATTGACAGTGAACACGTTGGACGGTTCTTCAACGCGCGCCGCAACAGTGAAATCTACGTCGCCGATCAGCGAAAAAGTATATATTTGGTCGGGCGGGTCGGACGGGGACAGGACAGCCACCGTGCGGAGGTCGTAATTGATGAACCGCTTGCGGAGGAAAACCGATACCGCCGATTCCTCGATGGCGCCAAGCGTCCAATACAACCCCTTCGGCTGCAAGTCCGTGCCATACCAGATGTAGCCGCGGTCGGTGGCAACTGTCGTTGTTTCCAGAGCCGTGCCGACATACAAGCCGGCGTCGTCCGTAACCTGCGGGAGCAGCATGGACTCGTTAAAGAACTGATATACGGTCTCGTCACCCGGAAGCTGACCCGGCGCTACCGGCCGTAGCGTGACAGTCGGGCCCACTTTGGTGAGGAGACGAGTCGTCATATCAGGCGCCCCAAATCGCCAAAGCTTCGCGGTTACGCTCAGCCACGCTCGGGTCGCTTATAATCTGGCTCTGGCCTCCGCGCAGGGCAAAAGTCGTGCCTTCGCGGTCAGTCACATAAACCGTATCGCCAACCTGCACGTCAGTTCCCTCGATAATGCCTCGGTCGAACAACTGGCCCTGCGTGCGAAGGAACGGCGTAATGACATCGCCAGTCGGATACCATGCCTCGGTCGTGTTGGTGCCAAACAGCCAAATCTGGTCGCCAACCGTGCGAACGGAGTGCAACGGATCGGGAGCGCGTTCTGCCGTCGCAAAGTTAAGAGGGCGGATAAAGGTTTCACCTGGTTCGATCCAGAAGAACCGGCCGACAAAGCCGGGATCCGGCGCGACCACCACGATGATGTAGCCCGCGATGAACGCTACCGCGATAGCCTTGAGACCGTCCGGCACGTCGATGATTTCCAGACTGGCCCCGCCCCCGCCTGACAGAGACGGGCCTCCCCAAGAAAGTCCAGCACCCGTCGTGGTCGTCACGACGGTATCGCCGCCGGCGCCGGGGTCTAGCGCCTGCACCTTAAGGGTAGAAGTCGTGAAAGACCGAGCCCGCGCGTCGGGGCTGGCGATCAGCGCGGTTGAATACACCACCCCGGCGTTGCCTGTGCCGTTGATGGCTTGGAACATGTTGCCAAACGAGTCTGTGGTCGTGGCTTCAATCTTGACCAACCAGGGGTCAGTGACGGAGCCGTCCGGGGTGCCGGCATTTACGTCGCCGCTCGTCCACTGGTAGAAGAACGAACCGATCTGGACGACATCACCACTGACCATCGCCCCCGTCAAGGTGCCGAGAGAATAGGAGTTTTCGAGATAAAGCCAGAGGGCGTTGCCGTCAGCGAGAAACAGGAACTCGGGCGTAGAGCCGATTGCCGCCGTCGCGGCCATACGAACAAAAGCCTGCGGGTTGGTGGCCAGCAGGCCCGTGCCGATAAGCGTGTCGCTGTTGTCTCGGTCCACGCGATACAGCGCGCCGCCCGAGACAGCAAACAGGGCATCGCTAAAACTACCCGGTTGGCTGTATATGCCCTGAATCGGGCCAGTGCCGATACGCTTCCACTGGCGCAGCGCCGGCCGTGCAAGAAGGCTTGCGCCCTCGACTTGATTAGTCGGCGCCTGTTCAAAATAGCGGTTAAGGACGGGAACTTGGGGCTGCTTGGCAACAAGTCGCTGCCAGTCGGAAGTTCCTAGAGGGAGCGTTACCACCCGCGCGCCCCCGTGGGGAAGCCAACCGGGTCATACGCCTGGCTCGACTGCGGGAGATTTTGCCCCCCGAAGTTCGTTACCGCGCGCTGGGTATAACGCTGCTTGCAACGCTTCAACAGGCGCTCGTAGATGAACAGTGTGCCTTCGTTCGGCTTCAACTGGTCGAGGGCCGTCAAGCGAATGGCCGTGCCGGACACAATCAAATCGTCGAACTCGGACGGCAGCGGAACAGTGTCAGTCAGCGTCAGGTCGGTAAGCGGAATCCAGCCTCCAAGGTCGGCGCGGTAGAACAACTCCTGCGGCGTCACCGGGCTCGTCAGAACAAGAGTCGAGGCGCTGCCGATCTTCCGGCCGTTGCCGTTGAGCGTAAGCGTGGCGGTCGATCCGGTGTCGGCGATGCCGATACGCGCGCCATCGCTCGGATATTCCGGCAGGTAGACGGTCGTGGCCGTCGTGCCTTTCCAGAGGATGCGAACATTCTGCGGCACTGTGATGTCGCCCGACGTGGTGTCAAAGCCGGGGTTTTGCGGAAGCTGGTCGAACGACGAAAGGTTGCCGGGGTAATCGAGAACGATTGCCTGCGACGGGTTATTCGTGGCTCGCTGCGTCTGCGGAACCTGCACATCGAAAATGACTTCGCCAATCTCGGCGCCGAACAGCGAACCGAGGAAGCCATTGAGGCGCGTCAGACCTTCTTCGAGCTCCGTCGCGTCGGGGGCTTCCCCCTTGGCTTTGATGCTTGCTTCGCGGTATGCGCGGGCAATGGCTTCCGACGCCAACATCAGAATTCTTCTTCGTCGGCCGGCGGCTTTGGGGTCGTGGTCCAGCCCTTCGGGATGTCGTCGCCCCCTTCAAAAATGGCGGCTTCGCCCTTCGGGCCGTAATACCATGCGGGCCAGTCCTGGGGGATGTATTGCTCCGACATTTGGCTCTCCTTTTCGCGCGACCTTAGCCGAAAGTCCGGCCGGTGGCAACATTACAACCCGAGAAGGGTTTTGACTTCTTGCCCAACGGCGGCGCCCATAGCCGCGTAAACCGGCGCTCTTGGGTGCAGGGTATCAAACATGTTGCCCGCACCAGCCAAGCCGCCGTAAGTGGCGGGGTTCGCCGCGCCGGATAGGCCTGAGTCGAACAAAAGTTGCGGGGTGTTGATCAGCGGCACGCCGGGGTTGGCCGTCGCCAACTCTTGATACGCGGTCAAAACCGCAGCCTGTGACCAAGCGTCGTCTGTCGTGTTGTAGGTCTGAATCGGGTTGGGCACGACAAGGAGGGCTTTACCGCCGTTTTCGAGAGCCTTGCTGATAATCAACTGCATGTTCGTTTTGAACTGCGCTATCGTCGTGCCCGGTTGGCGGTAATCATTGATACCGAGGTTGATGACGGTTACATCCGGTTGAATCGTGCCAATGCCGTTCAGCATACGAATAAGCGAGCCAGTGTCCGTCCAGTTTAGAGAAGTAAAATTCCTCATCCCGGCGTTCATGACCAAGATAGACGGCACGGCAGAATTGTAAGACGCCATCGCGTAAGGGAAATACGACTGACCGGCGTTGCGGTCGATCTCAAACGTATGCACCCCTAGAGGAACGGTCAAAGTCTGGCGAAACGAACGTTCAGTGGCGTTGTTGTTTGAAAAGGTAAAAGTGTCTGTGCCGTCAACAACAACTCTGTAAGAACCCCCGGTGGAAATTTGGTATGTCCACATCTCCAGCGTATCCATCGGAGCCGGTGGGTTGTAGCCAAGAACGCGAGTTGTCGTCGTAATGCTGACAAAAATAGGGCCTCCCGGCACGCTACCGAGAGTGCCGCTTGTAACGAGGCTCGTTGCCCGCACGATCTGGGGATTGTATTCGGTCCATCCTGGTATGGCGCGGGTGTTGTTGTTGTCGCTGTTAAAGGTGTCGGTAACGGCCGGGATGCCCTCGGCGTTGAGCCAAGCGGCAGCCTGCATCGGAAAGCTGAGTGGCCGAGCGCCAGTGACTTCGGGAAAGGCCCCTGTTCCGTTGCCCGCGCCGACGCCAACGGTCGTGCTGTCACCAACAAACAGCACAATTTTGTTTTCGGTCAGCGGATTAGCCGGCGCACCGTCCGAATCGCCGCCGATCCACGTAGCGATGCTCATGTCAGTTTGACCTCCTGAGCATCAATCGACGTGGCAGACAATACTGCCGATGTCTATGGCAACCGCAAGCAAAGTTGCGTTGTTCGTGCGCCAATTTCGAAACCCGAGAACCGTGGAAACCGCAGGAAGGGTTGTGCCAGGGGTCGTGTTGGTAATGAACCCTTCAGCTACATCATTGGTGTTGAGGCGCGTCACCCGGTAGCCAATTCTGGTGTTATCCGAGGCGCTGCTGAACAGCATCAGTTCATACCAGTCAGCAGACAGAGTGCCCGCGGGGAAAGACGCCCCGAGGTTAATCGGCGTCTGCGCCACCGAGCCACCGAACACGATATGCAGGTTTGACGAAGTGGAAAGCTGCGCGATGCCGATAGAATCGGTGAGCGTGCTAGGCTCGACGTTTGACAACGCCGCTACCGAAGTGGACAAGCCAACAAACATGCGAGCGCCGGCTACGGTGGCTGGATCGCTAACGCCAAAGCGAGCCAGATAGAGAAACCCGCCCAGTCCCGAACCGTTGCCGATGAAGAACTGCCGCTGACCCGCGGTGTTCATGAACGGGCCAGCCAAAGCAGCCGCAGTCGCCGCAGATACCCAACCAACGCGGCTTTGGCGCGTGAAATAGTTGGTGGATACCGCGCTACGAGCGGTAGCGGTGCCTGTGACCGACGCCGCAGCCGTGCCGGGAAACGGCGCAATGGTCGTCGCCCCGTTCTGGCCCAGCCAGCCGAAAACACGGCCTCGCCCGAGGAGCGGCTGGATGTGCTGAGACCACGGGCCGGAAGCAGTCAGGAACGGCATCGTCAGGCCGGCGTGAGTTACCGCGCCCAATGAATAAGTGCCTACAGCCGGACTCGGAACCGGAGCATTGCTCAGATTGATAGGGTTGATAGCCGTCTTGTCGGCTTTGTCGGTGTCAAGTTCGTTGAGCGCCGCTTGCACATCGCCAGCCGCGATACCGCCGGCCGGAACATTGCCGACTTCGGCCGCGGTGACGGGGAAGTCCCCCAAATACTCCCAAGTCGTGCCGTTACTGTAGTAAGCCCCTTTGGTGCGGCGGTTGACCAACCACACGCCAGTCGATTGAAGAACCCACCAACGCTGCCCTGTAACGGTCGCGGGCGCCGGAAGATCGGCGAACGTGTTGACCGTCCCCACACCGACGCCAACCCCTACGGCGGCGATGTCGTCAATCAGCCCCTTTAGGGCAGCGTTGGTGAGCGCGCGGCTCGGCGTCCCCCCGGTCGGAACCGCGCTATCAATATCCGCTGGAGTGACAGGCATGAAACTAAATCCAGAAGATGCCAGCGTCCCATGTCGTGAGAGCGTCCCACGTCACTCCAACCGGCGGTGGGGGCGAACCCCCGAATACCGACCCTATCCAGGTCGAGATGCTCACGTCAAGAGCGTTCCGCTCGCGCCGCCGGCCAGAGTGACCGTGCCGCCGATGGTGTTCAGCAGAAGCGGAAGCGGCACATACTGGCCCGCCGCGCACGGGAAGGCGTTGACTTCGACCGTGCCATCAGCGTCCGTAACCGTGATGGTGCCAGCCGTAACAGCGAGAAAACCGCCAAGCTGGGAACCCGTGATCGTGAACGTCGCGTTGACGCCCATCGGGTTGGCTGTATAGCGTTCTTTGTAATTCACCGCGGTATCCTCTCAACGGAATTGGTGGGGGAGGCTGCGACCCCTCCCCCAACCTTATCACGCACCGTTGATGCGGACAACCCGGCGACGGTCGCGGACGTTGAAGTTGACCGCCACGTCGAACCGGACGTTATGCTGGCCGGTCGCGCCGTCCGACCACTTCCACATACGCACGCTGAGCGGGATCTTGCTCAGGCTGCGGCGCATGGCCGTGTCGCTGTCCGGCATGACGAGCGGGACAGTGTTGGCGACAATCGCCTGCTTCTGGATGATGAAGCGGGGAACGAAGGTCGTCGAGGCCGCACCAACGAAGGTAAGCTGGGCGTTGTCGGCCGGCGCTGCGGTCACGGTGGCGTGCGCGGTGTTGATGCGAATGTTGTTGCCCGAACCCGAACCCGGAACGATGATCGCCGGGAAGATGCGGAGCGTGACGTTGCCGGCAACACCAGTGGCCGCTTCGATGACCGTGAACTGCTGGAGACGACCGAGCGAAGCCTGCTTGCGGTTGTCGTAGGCAAAGACACCGGCGATGGTGAACACGTCACCGGCCACGAAGGTCTGGGTCGTCGCGCCGTCGCAAATCAGGGTCTGCGACATATAGCGACCCGGAGCCGAGGAGATGGCCACGTCGGCGTAGTTCACGTTCTGGTTGGCACCATTGACGAGAATGGTGGCGGTCGCGGTGCGCGAGCCGGTCGTCAGCGCAGCAAGCTGCTGCGTGAAGGCGGTCGGAACACCGTCGATCATGCCGCTGAAACCGCGACGGAACGCAGCTTCGGCCATGCCGTCGGTCGAAGGCTGGGTGTTGATGACGGTGTTGCCCAGCGCCTGGCGGTCGGCCGGAGCCAGCGCAGCGCGAAGGTCGGTCATCTCGACGCCTTCTTCCATCAGGCGGGTGCAGCCCGACGCGAAGTCGTTGTAGGTGGCGACGTTGTTGCCCGGCGTGCCCAGCCAGTTGTTCGAGGCGAACGCGCAGGTGCGCATGGCATCGGCGTCGATCTGCTCGGCGAGGTTGGTCGCTGCGTTCTTGATGGCTTCGGATTCACGAGCCGAACCGAGGTCACGAACCTTGGCGAAGTCGGCGAACGCCATGTCCACCGTGTAAACTTCGCTGACGGCGAACTGCTCCGAACCGAACACCGAAGCCTGGAGGCCACCGGAAAGATCGGCAACGGCGCCGCTGGTCTTGCGAACAGCGTAACGCGGGCCGACCTGCTCCGAAACCTGGAGACGGTTGCGCGGGTCGAACTCGCCGTCATACTGCTTCCAGGTCAGCAGGTCAGCCGACACAAGGTTGTTCTGGAAGGTCGCGGCGAAGGCGTTGAGAACCAGTTTACTCTGGTCAGAAGTCACAACCGACATTGGTTTAGTCTCCGAAGCTGGGCCTAGGCCCGTTTAAAAAACTTCCTCGAAAATGCGTCGAGGTCATCCGTATCGTCCGGCACCGTTGCCCGACTGCCTGACCCGCGAACGGATTGCATGGGCTCTGGAGCCTGTGTGACCTTGCGGGGAGGGGGTGCGGCCGTCTTGACCTCGAACCTCGCCAACCACAAAGCCTGCTTTGCCAGTGGTTGCCGGAACAGATCGGCGGCTTCCTCGGGATTGCTGGCCAGATGGTAAAATGCCTCGGCAGCAACGTCAGAGTCGGCGATGACCTGAGCGGCCTCCTTCGAGATGCCGGCCAGAGCCCCGCTCAGAACAACCTCGTCGAAGTCGTCGAACTTTGCTCGGCCAACGGTCTGGATGGCGTTTGCTTTTTCTTGGAGTGCAGCGACTTCGCGCTGGGCAGCTTGGGCCTGCTGCGCGGCTTCATTCTGTTTCGCCAGTTCCTCACGGAACGCTGCGAGTTCGACTTTGGCCTCGAACTTGGCCGTATCGCGCATGAACTGCGGGTCGAGTTCCCCATACCGATAATTTTCGGGATTTGGGGCTTCCGACGCCGTATCATTACCCTTTTCGGGCTTTTCCGTCAAGGGGGCAGCTTCGGCTGGCTTCTGCGCGGCCTTGAGGGCTTCGAGTTCGCGGCGGAACTGCTCACGCTCGTAGGTCAGCTTCTTGATGCGATCCGCGGTGGAACGGCCCTTCTTGGGCTGTTCTTCGGTCTTTTCGGCCGTTTCGTCTGCCTCGGGAGCGTCCTCGGGCGTCCCCGACTCTTCGACAGGCGCTTCCTCCTCGGGAGCCGGTTCAGGAGTCGGTGTGACGGTTTCGACCGGCGCATCGCCGCCATTCATGGTGGCGATAAAGTCGTCTAGGTTGCTCGTGTCCTCAGGCATCGTCATTCTCGTCTCCTGTCGCAGTTTCGGAATCGGCGGCGATGGCCGTCTCGACGACTCTCAGGCGAGCCTGAAAATCGCGGTCGAGATTCTTGCCCGCCACATCGGCAGCGCGAGCCTCGGCGTTCGACATTTCAGCCGCAGCAGCCGCCATGAGTTGCTGCGCGCGAGCGTCGCTTTCGCGAGCCTTGGCTTTCTTGACCTCGATGTCAGCCATTGCGTCCTCCAGTTGGACGCGCTCGGCAATCATCTGCTTCTGCTGCATCTGCTGACGCTGGGCCTTCATTTCCGGCGTCATCTCGTCCTCGGGAACGTCGATACCGAGAGTCTGACGCGCACGATCCGCCCACTTGTCAGCACCCGGCCAATCCTGGCCCTCGGCGAGAAGATCGACGAACTTGAGGGCTTCCGGCCCGATGGCGTTGGCGAACGCGGTCATCTGCTCGGCCGCAAGCTGGCGCTTCGTGATGGTGCTGGGGCCGGTCGAAACCGACACGCCATACTTGCCAATCGTCACGTCCGTATTCGGGTCAAGCGGGTCGTTGATGACGATTTCTGCGGCCTTGTTGTCATCGCCCATGATGACCAGAACGCGCGTCGAATCGTAAATCGTCGGGATAAGCTCGTTGATGACCTTCGCGCACTCCTCGTCGGCCATGCGCATCCGGTCGCGGTAGTGGTAGCTGCCAAGGTCGGCCATTGCCTGCCGCTCTTGGATCGCCTTGCCGGACACCTCGTTCGACTTCTGGCCGAGAGTGGCTTCGTGGATGTTGGAAACGTCGCGGATGTCTTGTTCCGCCGCCGCGGCCTGTTGCAGCAGACCGGCGTCCATCGGGGTCGGCGGGATACGCTCGGGCTTGACGCCTTCCGCGTTGAACATCAGCAGCGGGTCGTCGGAAAGGTGGCTGTTGCGCCAATCCTTCTCGTAACCGCTCACGGCGTCCTTGGTGGCGATCCACTTGTTGCGCGGCGCTGCCACCAGCCCTTCGGCGATGACCGAGCGATAGTAGTTATTGAGGCGCACGGGGTCCTTGAGGAACCGCACCAGCCCCCAGCGGTAAACCTTGGCGCCGTTGCGGAGTTCCCAGCCCGGCACGAAAAACACCGGAACGCGGCTGATAGGCAGGTCATACGGCCCGTCGAGAATGGCAGCACCCGAGCACAGATAGCCCTGGCAGAAACGCCGGGGCACGGTGCGGACATAGGGCTGGCCGTTCGGCCGCATCATGACGACGCCGGCTGCCAGCGCCATCTGGAGTTGCGCGTCGTCAGCGACTTCTTTCGTCGTGCCGTCCTTAAGGAGAACGAGGGTCTTTTCGCCCTTCTCGATCATGCGCCAATACATGACGACCTTGACGGTATCCTGCCCGAACCACTCGACGTTGCCGTTGTATTGCGCCGTGGCAAAATCGACTTCCGCAGCCCAAGGGTAGCGCGCCTTGTAAACATGCGTGGGGAGGTCGTCGGCCACCCAGGCGTAGTTGGCATCAGCGCCGGTCGGTTCGACGGACATTTCATCCTTGACCGCCGCAAGGGGGTCGGCAACCGGCTTGATCTTGATGTCCTGCTCAAACACGTCGTCGCCAGCGTATTCGAGGCACAGGTGGAACGCACCCATGCCGGCGATCACCTGATACTTGTTGGCCTCGTCGCGGGCAAAATCCGCCGCGGAGTTCTTGTAGATGCTCTTGATGATGCCCTGGCGGACTTCGGCGATTTCCTTGGTGCCGCCCTTGTCGGGATACACCCGGATTTCCGTCTCGTTCAGCAGCCGGTTGTTCACGACCTGCCCGACATAGGCCGGGAGGTTGTTCTTGCTCAGAACGGGCTTGCCGGCCTTCTCGCGGCGGGCTCGCACCGCGTCGTCCCACTGGCGCCCGTAGGTGAACTCGATGTCCTCGATGGCAGCGCGGCGGTTGTGGTCGTCGGCGTCGATGGCATGGTCATACCGCTCGCGCATTTCCTTCAAGAACGCTTCGGATGACTCGTAGCCATCCGGCGTTGCCGGAATCTTGCGCTTCTTGAGGTCGGTGTCGTTCGCCATGCTACCCCATCCAAGAATTCGGACCCGCGTATGACAGGTCGGGTTCATATGTGACCGGGCGGGCCGGATCGACGCGCTCGGGTTCGCGTTCGCGCTCGGGGAAATACTCCTTGGACGCGAACGTCAATGCCGCAGCATCCCCCAAGTCGGGCGAACGCAGCCCGGCCTTCTTCATATCAGCCTTCGACATCAAAAGCCAGTCGCCGTTCGTTCGGTGGATTTGCTTGACGCTCACGAGGTCGCTCGAAAGGTCGTCAATATTGGGAATACTGGCGCAGCCTTCCGAATCTTCCAACCAGTCTTTCAACCTTCCCCACATCTCGGCGCGACGGTTTTCGGGGCCGACCCGCGTCTTGTTCGCCATCTTCGCTTGTGAGGGTGAGCCAAAAGCAACCGAACGTATCACTGTCGCGTATTTCGGGTCCAGTGACCGCAAGTTGGTTATCAAGTATTGCCCGATGTTTCCGCTGTCGATGTTCACGCGGTCGGGTTTGCACGAGTCGATGACTTCTCGAATCCACGCTGTAGCCTCCGCCTGGTTGATCTTGTTGCGCCACTCGCACTTGGTTATGGCGTTACCGCGGCGATGAACAATGGCGAAACGATCCCCGCCACCGCCAGCAGGGTCAATGCCAATGATAAGGGGACCGGACGGTTCAGTATCCCGGCCACGCGCTCGGAGAACAGCGGCCGGGTTGATGAACGTGTCGGTTTCGGTGCTTGACCACGCGTCATCGGGGCAGGTGGGATACTCACGGTTGAACCTCGCAAGGCCGAGTTCGGAGACTTTCATCCGGCGCCACATCATTTGGGCGTCCGAGAGGCCATAGGCGGCGGCGATATCGACTTCCGAGGCGGTCACGTCGTCCGGCGCCGTCGGATCCAGCTTGAAGCCGTCCTTGACCGGGAAATGATACTCTTTCTGGACATACCAGGGGATGAAAACGGATTCGTAGAGGTCGCCGCCGCTCTGGCCCTTCTGGAACATCTCGAAAAACTTGCCGGTCGGGCCGCCAGAGGTCGATTCGAGGATGATTTCGGTGCCGGGCATGAGCGCCACGCACTGGACGGACGACGCGAAGTGGCTCTCGGCGTTCATCCAGAACCCGAACTCCGAGCCGTGGAACAAGTTAATGTCGTCTCCGCGGCCACCTTCCTGGTTGCCAGCCGTCGCCACGGTGTAGGAGCCTTCGAGGCCCGGAAAAGTCATTTTCTTGGCGTTGTCGGTGCCGACAGCCGGCGCGAAAGGGTTGTATTTCTGAAACCGCTCGACCATCGAGAACAGCGCCTCGGATGACGCCTTCTCGTGGGAGAGGATATAGACCTTGCGGCCAAAGGTGAGGGCCGCGCGGTGGTAGAATCGTGCCGCCACGTAGGTCGAGAACCCCTGCCGGCGTCCCTTGAGCCCGACGATACGCACCATTCCGGTGCGGCGTTTCTGGTCCTCAATCGCCGCATGGAGTTGCAACTGGGCGTCGTTGAACTCCAGCGGGACAAGGTTGCCTTCTTTGTTCAGAATCTTGAGCGCGTCTCGGGCAAAGGTCTGGAGGCCCGTGTTGGGGTCGCGCCACCGCCGCAGGTTCTCTTTCAGCCGGGCCTGGAGTTCGCTGGCGTCAGCCATCGGCAGGGGACAGCCGGAAAGCGTCGATGGTCGCTTGGTTCAGGTTGCCTTCGTTGACCCACGCGATGCTGTATTCGATCCCTCTGCTGAATATCGCGATCCCTACGACGGTAAAAGCCATGCGGGAATCGCTGTCCACATAAACCTTGTCGCCAATTGCGTGGTCAAACTCAGCAACCCACTTCATTAGGTCACTTCTTCGGTTCGTGGTAGCCCGAGCGCAGCCGCGCGTCCTCGAACGGCTCCTCGACGCCGATCTGGCGGGCCGCGTTGTTGGCGAACTTCTTGCCAAAGGTCGCCATGTTGGCGCCAAAGGACTGCTTGTTCGGGTCGGCGCGGGACGGTGCCGCGGGCTTGTATGCCTGGCCGGCTGACTTCTGCATGGCCTTGACCTTCGCGTCAGCCATTGCCTTTTCCTTGTCGGTCATGCCCATGTCAGATTTTCCACTTGTTGAAGATGTGCTCGGCCAGCCAGAACATCCCGGCGCCGATCCCAACCGCCACCGCTACCCCGATGGAGAACGCAATCAGGCTGAGAAGAACCGCAGCGCCGGTCGTCATTTCGACCACGCACGATGGAACGCAGCGAAAATGATGCCCGCGATCAGGGTGAGGTCTGCGGGGGTCATCGCTTGCACTTCCTCTTTTTGCCGCTGCCATTCTTCTTGCCTGGCTTGGAGGGCATGGCTTTCGGGATGCCGGATTTCGTCGCGGGGGTTTTGGTCTTAGTCATTTCAACCGACATTGGCCCGAACGGCAGCGTCTTTGGCTTCAAGCAGCTTTCGCAGCGCAACAGTGCGCTCGGCGTTCCGCGGCACCAACGCAATAGTGCTGCTCGCCAGTTCGTAAAACTTGAACGAGACTACCTGGAGGCGCGGCGGCAGGTGCGCGTAGTGAAAGTAGCGCAAGATGGGGTCGGCAGCGAGTTGCTCGTCGGTAAAGCCTGCCGGGGCCGAAAAAATCTCGTCGCTCATCAGAAGTCCTCCTCGCTAAAGTCAGCATCCTCGGGTTCGACGACATCGTAACCGGAGCCTTCCTCCAAATCAAGGGCTTTGACTGCTTCTTCGATTGTGACCTTGCCAGTGACTTCGACCTGGCGGGGGCTGGAGATGATCTTGGTGAACATCTTGGTGTAAAACTCGCCGGGGTTCTCGTCGGCCCACTCTGCCATGCGAGCAACGCCGCCGATCTGTTCAAATACGGTAAGCACCACCGCCCCGCTGTGCCGGCCAATGTTGGCGTAGAGCGCCGGGTCAATGGCCGGGGGATTGGCAAGATGCTTGGGCTGCCGTTTGGCGGGCGGGGGAGGCATCAGTTGACATCAAAAATACGAAACGGCCCCAGCACGAGCCCTGACGGTTCTTCCCGGCCGTCGGGGTAAACCGTCACCAACGTCATGTGGGACTTCTGAACGGTCTTGCCGGCGGCCGTGGTGATTCGTTCCCCGAGCACTTCCCGGTTGACTACTCGGCCGATTTGGTAGGGTTTAGGGGTCATGTCAATTCACCGTCGGCTTTTCGGGAGGGGTAGGGCGCTCGCCGGACAGGGCGTAATGGGTCAGCACATCGCAGACGTTGATGAGGTCGAGGACGCCAAACGCGCACCCGTGGGTAGCCAGCATGTCGAAGGCCATGTGCATGAGTTCCACACGCATTTCCGGGTCAGCGTCCACGCAGGCATCTCCTTTCTGGCAAGTGTAGATTGTCTGGGGTGGGGGTGTCAATCGTCTTGATGTAGTAAAGTGGCTGGGTTTGGGTAAAATTGCGTAGTAAAGTGGTCTGAAATGGCCGGAATTATTTGAGAGCGGCAGGACCGGCCCGCGATGTTCCAGCCCGAACCTACCCCCCCCCTCCCGCCGAATCGTTCCGGGTCCCTCTTTTGAGTCGCGCTCACATCGACCTGGCCTCGGGATGATCGAGGCTATGCAACGTCGCTAGCTTTACTACTTGACTAGATGCGGCAACATTACTAGAGGGGGGCATGCCCGATTCGCGGCATATCAAGAGGAGTGAGACAGATGGCGATTTTGAAAGCGAACAAGGCTGGAATGCGTGACCTCTACATTGCGGAACTGCAAGCCCGCTACCCGTTCTACACCGAAGGATCGAGACCGTTGGAAATGGCGCGCAAGGCCGTGGATGCCGCGCTGGCCGGCAAAATGGAACTTGAGGGGGAGTGCTGGGCACGGGTGCTGGATACATATTCGCTGCCGCGTAACATTACGATGAAAGCCTTGGCGGCGCTCCCGGAAAGCGCGGCATGATCCGGCGCGGCGATTTCGTCGTCATCAAGCCGGAGTTTCAAGACCCCGGCGATGACAAGTATCAATGGCTGGCTGTTGACGATGAGTCCGCTGGGCGCGTCACCATCTCGCCAGTCGGCACGGGGCTCGCTATCCCGCCGCGCCATGTTGTGCGGGTTTCGATGCTCGAAAATCAGGAAAGGAATTAGAGATGGCTGGAAATGTTGTCTGGGCTGTCAGCTACTATGTTGACGCGGAACGCTATTGGCAATTTGCGGGCGAGGGCTCGCGGGATTGGGCGCTGGCGCGGGCTGATCTGTTGCGAGCGGCTGGCCATAAGCAAGTCAGGGTCAGGTGGCGCGGGACCGGGGAGCCGATTGCCGCAGTGGAGTGACCAGGCCAATCTGACCAGACAGTCAAGTTAGGATTCTAACATTCCATCTCACAATGTTAGAATCCTAACACCCCAACCCTACCTAAGCGCGCCCCCTACTGATCTGGGCGGAACTTGTGTAGGGAGGGGGTCGGACGGGGCGATGACAGTGAAGCATCTCCCTAAAGTAGTGCTCCGGCACTACTTTAGTTTGCTTCACTTGTCAACCCTCTCCGGCCTCCCCCACTACACTTAACGTTGCACCCAGATCCGGGGGAGGGGCCGCTTATCAGGATAGGGCAAAAAAACTTTTCAACCGCGCTTGACTAGTTGACTAGGAAGCGCATTATTCACCCAGCCGATTCGCTGATGGATTGGCTTAGAGGAGCAAGTGATATGAACAAAGCACCTTACTCTTTCCCGGAACGCTCGCGCGCAGGCATGATTCGTGCAATCGAGCGCATCGCCAGCCCTTATTATGAGCGCCACACGGGCAGATTCCTGTTTTCGTGGAACGTCAAGCTAGGCTATGGCTCGCGATACAACAGCGCCGCCGTCCTGAATCAGTATGCTGATTCGCCGCTTGACTCGGCACTTGACGACGCCTGGCAGGAGGAATTGGAATCGAATCAGTATCGTTTCGATTGGCTTGTCGAAGTTATGCGCCGCGAGGTGGAAGATTATTCGACGTATCCCGGCACCGACCAAGGCGCCTTTGAGTTCGCTTTCTGCGGCCGCCAAGGAGGTCACATGTGCCTAGTGTCAGCTTTCGGGCAGGACATGACTGGTGACATTGACGACTTTTGCGCTGCGCTCGCTGATCCTGAGGAAACGCCGTTTTCTGACTTGCGGCGCCTTTACCGCGCTCTTGTGTGTATGGAGCAGGACTTCTCCCCGTCAAAGGTGCTAGGCGCCTATTGCTACGCGCTCGCGTTTCAGCGGTCGCAATGGGAGGAGGAACGGCGCGAGGAGCGCAAAGCGGCTAACGCTGCCACCGCGGCCGAATATGTTGCTTCCCGCCCCGATATGTATGGAGTCGAAGCATGACTCGCCCCGATCATCGCCAGTCTCGCAAGGCCTGGCAACTGGCTCGCAAGAACGCGCGCCGTGTCCGACACTCAAACCGTTGGGAGTTTGTATAATGAACCGCAAGGAATCACTCGCCTGCATCGCCGCTGTTTTCAGCGCCATTGACGGGCCGCAGGACGGCTTTTCAACTGTCCGAGACATCCTCTATCGGCTCAACCTGGAAAGCGAGAAACAGCACCGCCGCGGCCGCTATGGCGTGGCAGGCTTGACCGTCCCGCAGGCGGCAAAGCTCTCTACCATCTGGCACATTGCGCAGGGACTGGAAAAGCCGGATCGTTGGACAATCGACGACATCAACTCTGTCCGGCTGGAAGCCCTCAAGGCGCAAGCCTATGCGAAGCGACACCGCGCGGAGTTTCTGGCGGCCTTCGAGTCGGCCGGCTATTCCGTCGCGGACGTTCTGGCGCTGGATTATGCGGAGTTGATGAAATGACCGATCACCTGTCAGACATTCGCAGCGGCCTTGTCAGCCGCACAAACGTCATAGGGCTGCGGAAAGCCCTCAATGCGGAGGCGAGGCGCTACCAGCGTCTCAGCGTGTCCAGCACGGCCCCCAAGATCAGCGGCGAAGCCTTGGCGGCCTGCGAACACGCCCGAGCGGAGTTCCGACCGCGCGTGTCTCAGGACTTGCACGATAGCGGCCTGAAGCTGCTGCGGTCGCCGCGATATCGCAAGCGCCTGGCGCCGGTAGCTGACATTATCGCCGGGATCGAATCGTTTCATCTTGTCTCTTATGACGCTTTGGGGCGATACGGGGACTACCATGTTCCGGTTTACAAGGCAGTCAGCCCGGCCGGCTCCTTCCTGTTTCGCAACATCCCTTGGCAATCCGGCGGCGACGGCCCCGAAATCTTGAAGGTGACACGCTGATGACACTACCCCGCAACATCGGCTATTCCAGCGCCGGCATTGACCTTTCGTTTCGGCTCAATGGCGTCGGGGTGATGCTGTCAATCGACGACTTGCACGGCCCTGGCGGAGGCTTGGCGTCATGGTTCAACGATTGCCGGGAATTCGGCGCCAAGGTTCGCAACTTCTCGCCCAGCTTCAACGCCGCTGTTGGCGACCTGCATCACTCCCGCCCTCATCACAAAGCCACCTCCTATGACACGTGGGAGACGCTGGCGGCGAGGGTGCAGGCAGGCTTGCGACACGCCGCGAACAATACCGCTTTCATCGAGGAGCATAACTAATGCCTTACGAAATCAAGAACCGCTTTACTGGCGCCACCATCTACACGGCCGCGGCTGACACGCAACGCGCCGCTATTTTGGAAGCGGCAGCGAGCCGGGCCGACCTGAGCCGGGCCGACCTGAGCCGGGCCGACCTGAGCCGGGCCGACCTGAGCCGGGCCGACCTGAGCCGGGCCGACCTGAGCAGGGCCAACCTGAGCAGGGCCAACCTGAGCGGGGCCAACCTGAGCGAGGCCAACCTGAGCGAGGCCAACCTGAGCGGGGCCAACCTGAGCGGGGTCAAAATTGGTGCTTACGTCGTCGCCCGCAAAGTGGCGCAGTTGCGCCGTGATGACGGTTACGAGTTTTTTGGCTTTGCCTTGCGGGACGGCGGGTTGCTGATCCGGGCCGGATGCCAGACGCGCCTGGTAGACGATTACCGCGCGCATGTCGCCGCCGACTATCCCGGCACTCCGAAAGCGGCCGAGACACTGGCAATCCTGGACTTCATCGAAAAGAGGGCTTCAACATGACACTCCCCCGCGACACATTCCGCCACATCTACGGCCGGAAGGAAAAGGCTGATCCCGGTCAAGTGCGCTTGCTCGAACGATGGCTGCGCGACACTCTCGCCAGCCTGCCCGGCGAAGGCCCCTGGACGACACGCGATTTCATCGCCGCGTTGGGGATGGACAGCGAACCGACGCTGGCCAAGACACAATTCAGCCGCGCCTTGTATCATCTTCGCCAGACGGGCAAAATCGAGGATTGTTACAGCATCGACAACAGCCGCCGCTATATGGGCAACCCGCTCATTCTCTGGCGCCGGCCTATCAATGAAGGGATATTTTGAGATGAGCCGCAAAACCGCGCCTTACGGCACGTATCGGGATTACCCCACAATCAACATCTATCGGCGCGATACCGGCGAATATGTATGCAGCACAAACTGGGCCAGAACCTGCAAAGAAGCATTGTGGCAGTTTGCTGACACTGACGCGCCCAAGTTTCGCGCGAGGTTTGCCAAGTGACCCCGCTAGCCATCACCGGCATTGCCTGGTTCACTGTCTGCCTTATGGCAATCGGGTGCGCTGGGTCGCCGCTTGCCCGCAAGATCCTGCTGCCCGTTCTGGGGGCGGGGTCGATGCTTCTCATTCTTTTGGAGAAAGGGATTTAATTATGGCTGTTCGCCTTCGATCCCGCCTGCCGGTCTTTTACAAGACAGACTCCAGTTACGCCGCGTTCGTGAGCGCCTGCAAGCGAGCGGGACCGCGTAACCTGGTGGCGGAGATATTGGACCCTCTGAGGATCGCCAGAGATACGGCGCCGGCTGATGTGCAAGCCGCCATAAGGGGTTTTCAGCGCCGGCCGTGGTATAGCGCCGCGGAACTGGCGCGGCTATGGCCCCTTATCAGCATCGGGATCGCCAGCAAGCACCGGGGGTCAGCGCCAAGCCCTGCCAGCGTTCACAAGCGCCTTATCGAGTGCGGCCTGCCTCGCCTGCAAAAGTGGGACGGCTCCACACAGTTCATGTTCAATGGCAAGCCCCAGGATTTTTTTATCGTTGCAGACGTATGGAAAATCGCCGGGCGCCGTTGGACCCAAGCGGATTTTGACCGTGTTATGGTAGGAGAATAGTATGGCCAAGTTCAAACCGGCTACGGCCGAGGAGCATTTGCAGGCGCTCTATGTGGCCGGTGAGGATTGGGCGCAGGACGCGCTAGAGGCGGTGCAGGCAGTTGACAATGCTTGGGAAGCTATCGACCTTATGGCCGACCTTCGCAGGCTGCTGGAACTGGGCGACCATACCGATTCTTGCGTTATTCTGGCGGAAGTCGAAAAGCGGCTTTGTCGTATTGGTGATCTGACAATCGAGCGCGACCGCTTGACCGAGCGAGTCGATGACTTGGAAAGCGACTTAGAGTCGTTTTACGCGGCTCAAAAGGCCGACACTTGACACCTAACCCATAATCGGCGGATATTCCCGGCCATCCCCGCCCGCGACGGGGCTAGAGCCGGTCGCCTGGTC